CGCAACGTTCCGCCAGGTTTTTGAACCCTAATGGCTTATACCGCTTGGGCTGCTAGCACTGCGTTCGCTGTTGGTGACGTTCGACGCGCCACGTCATCACAGAACAGCGGTTTGGTTTTTGAATGTACGACTGCTGGAACGTCAGGCAGTTCAGAGCCAAACTGGCCTACAGATATTGGCAGCACGCTGACCGACAACACTGTTGTCTGGACGGCAATCAGTTCGATCTATGCCGACCTCTCAGCACTCGCCCCAGACGCGATCATCGAGCTGTTTGAGCTGCACTACGACAACACGCTGCACGGCAGCACAGACATCTTGCGGTGGCACGCAGGGACCAACGCTGGTGTGACCGGCAACATTGTTTGGAACGGCAACGATTACATTCGCCTGCCTGTGCAGGCTGAGGGTTTTGAGTACACAAACGGAGGCACCTTGCCCCGACCAACCTTGTCAGTCGCCAACCTTGATGGAGCGGTAACAGCGTTGTTGCTGGGCGTAAACCTGACAACTCCAGGCAATGATCTAACAGGTGCAAAGGTCAAGCGGATTAGGACGCTGAAGAAGTTTCTTGATGGTGAGTCAGCTGCTGATCCTTACGCAACGTTCCCTATTGAGGAGTGGTTTATTGACCGCAAGGCCACCGAGTCACGAGATGTTGTCAGCTTCGAGCTGGCCAGCAAATTTGACCTGTCAAACAAAGAACTGCCCAACCGCCAGGTTGTGGCCAACATCTGTCAATGGCAGTACCGCAGTTCTGAGTGCAGCTACACGGGCAGCAACTACTTTGACGTGAACAACAACAGCGTTGGAACGTTGGCGCAGGATGCGTGCGGCAAACGGCTTAGCAGCTGCAAAAAACGTTTTGGCGAGAACGGAGAACTACCGTTTGGATCGTTCCCTGGAGCAGGACTGCTCACATGATGCTGCCGCCTTCAATCATGAGCCTGATCATGGCTCATGCAAAGGAAGAAAGCCCCAAAGAGTGTTGTGGTCTGGTTGCTGTAGTCAAGGGCAAGCGTCGTTACTTCCCCTGCAAAAACCTGGCTGATACGCCAGACGAGCATTTTGTGCTTGATCCGGCTGACTATGCAGCAGTGGAGGACAAAGGCGAAATCGTTGCGGTGATCCACAGTCACCCGACAACGAACCACAATCCTTCACCAGCTGATCGCGTTGCTTGCGAGCAAAGCGGTCTGCCCTGGCACATCGTCAATCCGAACACTGAGAACTGGGGTTACTGCGAGCCTGAAGGCTTTGAGTTGCCGTATGTGGGGCGTGAGTTCTCCCATGGCGTGGTGGACTGCTACAGCCTTTGCCGTGACTGGTATAGACGTGAGTTCGGGCTTGAGCTGCGGAACTATCCACGTCGAGACAAGTGGTGGGAGCACGGCGAAAACCTTTACCTAGAAAACTTTGAGAAGGAAGGGTTCAGGCGGATTCCGATTGCAGAGCTGCAACGTGGTGATGCGCTTTTAATGCACCTTGTGTCTCCCGTGCCGAACCATGCTGCGATCTACTTAGGTGACCAGCAGGTCTTGCATCATGTGCAGGGCAGGCTGTCTAGCAGGGACGTTTACGGCGGGTATTATTTGAAGAACACTGCCTGCGCCTTGAGGCATGAAAGTCGTTAAGGTCTACGGCGCTTTGCGCGAACTGCTGGGCAAGACTCGATTTGAGTTTGTGGCTGACACGCCTGCCCAAGCGATGCGTGCTCTGCTGGCAAATTTTCCTGAATTGCAGCAGTGGCTGCTTGATAGCGAAAAGAATGGTGTTGCCTATCGCGTAACAGTCGGCAGGCAAAAAATACACAACGATGATGTGTCGGGGTTATTTGCCCCTTGGAGCGAACGAGAGGTGTTCAGTATTACTCCCGTGCTGATGGGCGCAGGCGGCAGCACTACGCAAATTTTGCTTGGCGCTGTATTTATAGGCGCATCGTTTCTTTTCCCTGGTGCAGGTCTGTTTGGTTCAGGAATGGGAATATTTGGTCCATTAAATCCAGCGACTATTTCCACCCTGACTTCGATTGGCACAGGATTGTCTGCAGTCGGTGCATCTTTGGTCCTTGGAGGCATTGCTAATATCATTTCACCTGTGCCGAAACCGCCAAGAGAAGCAACGCGGCTTGAGTCAAATAGCTTTAGTGCAATCCAGCAAACTGTGCGTCAAGGCGTACCAGTGCCAATAGCCTATGGGCGGGTATTTGTTGGCTCGGCGGTTGTCTCCGCTGGCCTTGACGTTGATCAGGTTTAAGCATGACTGAATCAAAGTACATTGCAGGCGCTGGCGGTGGTGGCGGCGGCAAAGGTGGTGGCGGTGGTAGCAGCCCGACTGAAGCAGATGATTCACTGCAGTCAAAACAGTTTGCGAACGCTCTTGATCTAATTAGCGAAGGCGAAATTCAAGGTTTAGACGACGGCAATAAGAGTATTTTCTTCGATGGCACGCCACTGCAGGCAGCAGACGGCTCGTATAACTTCACTGATTACACGATTGTCACGCGCACTGGAACGCAAGGTCAGTCCTACATTCCTGGCGTTTTTAGCAACGTCGAGTCTGAAACATCAGTTGGTGTTGAGGTCACTAACGCCACGCCAGTAATTAGGCAGATTACAGATTCAGATGTTGACCGTGTTAGGGTCACAATTCAGATTCCATCACTGCAGCAGATTGAAGATGATGGAGACATTGTTGGCACGAGTGTCAGCATCAGTATTCAGGTTCAATACAACGGCGGCGGCTACAGCACCGTCAAGACTGACACGATTGCAGGTAAAAGTAGCGGCTCGTATCAGCGAGACTATCTGCTGACACTGACTGGATCGTTTCCAGTAGACATCAAGGTTGTTCGTAATACGGCTGATAACAGCACAACAAAACTGGCCAACACAACAAATTGGCAAAGCTTTACGTCAATCATTGATGCCAAGCTTGCCTATCCAAACAGCGCACTTGTTGGCTTGCGTCTTGGCTCTAGCCAGTTTAATAGCATCCCTCAACGCAAATACCTGATTCGTGGCATCAAGGTTGCAATTCCAAGCAACGCGACCGTAGACACCACGACACATCTGGGACGGATTACATATTCCGGCGTGTGGGATGGAACGTTTGCTGCGGCAACTTGGACGAATGATCCAGCTTGGTGCTTATGGGATTTACTTACCAACGATAGATATGGCGCTGGTATTCCTGAGTCTTCACTGGATCGCTACGACTTTTTTGCGATTAGCCAGTATTGCAACACTCTTGTCGATGACGGTAACGGCGGACAGGAGCCACGTTTTAGCTGCAACCTGCTGATCAACCAGCGCAAAGAGGTTTACAACGTCATCCAAGAGATGAGCAGCATCTTCAGAGGCATCTCTTATTACGGCGCTGGTTCGTTGGTCTTGCTGCAGGACAAGCCTTCTGATGCTCAATACACGCTTGGCCCAGCCAACGTTGTTGATGGCGTGTTTTCGTACTCTGGATCGTCAGTTCGCAGCCGTCACACCTGCGCGACTGTTGCGTACCAGAACTATGACGAGCTTGGCGAGGTTTCGTTCGAGTACGTCGAAGACGCTGACGGTGTTGCTAAGTACGGCGTCAACAACAAGGACATCAAAGCAGTTGGGTGTTATTCACAGGGGCAGGCCAACAGGCTGGGCAAGTGGACGCTGCTGAGTGAGCAAGATCTCTACGAGACGTGCAACTTTGCCATCGGCATTGACTCAGGCATTGTCGTCAGACCTGGCATGGTTGTGGACATTGCTGATCCGTTGCGTGGTGGAACGCGAAGAAACGGACGTGTCTCATCAGCCACGACGCTCCAGATCACGATTGATAGCACCACTGAGTTGTCAGTCAACATGGGCAACAGCCCGACAATCTCAGTCGTCTTACCCAACGGTTTGGTTGAGACAAGGGACATCGATAGCATCAGTGGTACGGCAGTCAATGTCAGTACTGCGTTCAGCCAAGCTCCAGCAGCTAACGCCCCATGGCTGATCCAGACAACCGATATTCAGTCGCAACAGTTCCGCGTCATTAGCGTTGCTGAGAGCGGTGACGGAGTTTTTGGCGTATCTGCACTTAAATACAACGAAAGCATCTACAACGCAGTTGAGCAGGATCTGAACCTGACTCAACGCGACATCACCAACATTTCTGCGTCACCAGACGCGGTAACAAACATCTCTGCCACTGAGTTCTTGTATGAAGAAGGCGGCTTGGTACGGACAGGTGTTGATATTACCTGGACAAGCCCTGTCTTGAACGTTGCTGATTTTGTTGTTCGTTATCGCTTAAATGACAACAACTTTGAACGCATTACAACTGAGTCACCGTCAACACAGGTCAAGGGCCTGAAGTCGGGAACGTTAGAACTCCAGATAACGGCCCGTAGTTTTATCGGCAAGTCTGGTACGGTCACTCGTCAGACATTTGCGCTGCAAGGTAAGACAGCAATTCCAGGCAACGTTCAAAACCTGACGTTGGAGCCGTTGAACTACAACAGCGCACGACTGCGTTGGGATGAAACCGTTGATCTCGACGTGAAAGTCAGTGGCAAGGTTCATATCCGCCACAACAACCTGACGGATGGAAGCGCAACGTGGAGCGACAGCACAGACCTCGTAGACGCGATCGCAGGCAGTTCAACTGAAAAGACTGTTCCGCTGCTTGAAGGCGAGTATCTGGTCAAGTTTGAAGATGACGGCGGCAGGAAGAGTGAAACAGAGGCCAGCATCATTGTTGACCAGCCAGTCGCCCAAACGTTTTACGGCGTTGCAACCCAAAGAGAAGACCAGCTCTCAACGCCTTTTAGCGGCACAAAAACCAACACGACCTACAGCACTGATGCTGGCTATGACGCTTTGATTTTGACCAG